GAAAACAGCTGAGACTCAAAATTACAGTTCTGCAGCCACAGCTTCATAGCCTTGGCAGGCATGGCGTGTGTCAACAGGATAAATATATGTAGTGAAACTTTGTCACCTTTTAAACCCAGGCTTGCTGATGCTTGCGCGATGAAGCTGCAGTCTTGTACTTCAGCCGGTAGCTCACGCATAACAGCTTTTGCTAATGTACTGACATCTCTGTCAGTAAATGTTTTAGGGTTAGTGTGACCTGGCAAGGTAATGCCATCAATATCTAACACAAGCAGGTTGGAATAACCGATGCGATCGGTCTTACCTGCGCGTGATTCGTTTTGTATTGGTCGTTTTAAGTTACCTTTAAGAAGACAGTGGCCTTGTTGTCCATGATCGCGGATAAGCTGCTCAAGCATGGATAGGCCAGCTGTGTCTGCTGGTACATTGTGTTCGTGTGATGTAACGCTTTTTACATGTGGGTACGGAGTGAATCCGTTTTTGGGACAGTGTCGCTTACTCAGCCGCTGTCCATTGGCGGCTTCTAAAAAAGTAGTTTGCATGGCTCCTCCTACAGAGCGTTAATATTAGCATAACTAATATCTATTTTGTAGGATTAGCGTTTTTGTCGAATACTTCCTGTCGATCAATCCTGATCTCGTTATCCGCTTCGAATGTTAGCCGGACTTGATTCCTGTCAACCTTTGAGACTGTTACTCTCGCCAGAACGCCGTCGTCATTATGAATGACAACTTTTTCCGATAATTTCCTGGTTAGCACTAAACGTGGCATAAATCATTTACTGTAACTAACGTCATAACCCCCTTCGGCATCAAGGGGAATGTCTTCTGCCCAACTAGGTGGTGTACACATGTGGGCAATAAGTTTGTCCATTGTAGCATCTGGATTATTAGCTTGGCTAATTAAAACTATTTCATCATGGACGGTGAGCACAACTTGTGCATCTAAAGTTGTATCTTTCTCAATATGAAGCATCGAATCGGTAACAATGATTCGTGATAACGCTTGGACTACGTTCTCAGTGATGCGTCCGCCCCATGTTTTTTCTATGGCGCGTCCTGAGTCGTATGTTAACTGTCCGAATTCATATCGTAAGTCGTTGTAATGAAGAGCGAGGCCGTTAGGTAAATAGATTTTCTTGTCTTTAAAGACAAGTCCGTGCCACTCTTCTTCGTAAGCTGGGTTAATTGTATTGGCTAGCTTTAGTTCTAGCTTTTGCCACAACAATTGTACACCTGAGTATGTACTGCGGTATGTATTTACAACGTTCTGCGCTTCAGTAGCTGTGAACTTCATTGGCGGACCCATTGCACCGGCTTCTAATGTCGCCTGGAACTTGGTCGCACCCATGCCGTAGCCAAGACCGAGTACCGCTGTCTTACCTACGAAACGTTCTGTTGGGTCGTCAATCTTGTTAATAGGTCTGCCATAGATCTGAGTAGCTAAGTTGCTGTAGATGTCATCGCCTGACCTAAACTGGTCAAGCAGGTCAACTTCGTCAGCGAGCCAGGCAAGCATGCGTGCTTCGATGTTAGACAAGTCAGCTACGAAAACGAGCTGTCCTTCTGGTGCGCACAGAGCTTTACGTAGTTCTGAATTACGTGGCATGTTCTGCATGTTGATCTTTTCAGTACCACCGAAACGTCCTGTGTGAGCTGCGTAGTAACGGAGCGGTACAGATATAGTGCCGTCGTCGTGGGTTGCATCGATAAATCGTTGTGCCCTGGTCTCGTTGATACGGCTTTTAACTGCTTTGCGCGCGTTCCATATGTGTTGGTGTTCTGGATACATCTTTTGCATTTGGGTAAACGCTTTGTCGTTCTTACCTAATGCAGGGATTGTTTTGCCAGTAGTTGGGCTGACCTTTGTAGGCGGTACAAGTCCCATATCTCTTATGTACTGTGCAAATTGTTGGTTGGAGCTGAGTACCTTGCGGTCGATACCTGCTTCTTCAATAGCTTGTTCACTTGCTGTGATTTGGAAATCACGAAACAAGATTAGTGCATCGCGGTTCACGATCAGCTTTGGTTCACAGAACATGCGGCAGGTCATATCGATGATGTCCATCTCTGACTGAGGCATGCGATCTACAAGCTGGTTATAAATAGCATATGTAAGGTCTACGTCCTGAATACAGTAGCCAGCGATTGCTTCTTCTAGTTCTGGGTCAAGGTCATAGATACCTTTGGCATCAGCGAGCTCTTCACCTTTACGCATTGTCGCGTCATTGGGGAAAGCGCGTATAGCACAGTCTTTTAGACGAGCTGATTGTCCAGGGAATAGCCCGCGGTTCATTGCTGCGGTATCGATATAATATTTAGGAGTAACGCCGTAGTGCCTGGTTAGAATGTAACCATCGAATGGTGTGTTGTGACATACGACGGTTGCTTCGCTCCAGTCAATGTCATGGATTGCAGCTTCTGCTTCGTCTTCGCCGTACCATTCGGTGTCATCATGATCAATCTTGATGCCTACGCCCCACACTTTGAACTTCTCGTGTCGGACGTAGTCCATCGTGGTGAGTTTGGTAAGAGACACTTTGGTGTCGTAGTATGTCTCAAAGTCGAGAGTAACAAGCATTAGAAAGGTAGCTCCGTGTCAGCGTCATCACAGGCGTACTGCGCCATGATTTCGCCTTCGATGTTTTTGAAGCGGGACTTGAGTTCGTTATATGCCTCTGGCATCCGCGACTTCATCCATACTGCGGTATAGACGTGGAACTCGGGGTGTATGTTGTCGTCTTCTAGGCTCGACAGGTTTTGGAAAAACTCTTTTGTCTTCATTGCATCCTCCTCGATGAAATATCTCGATGACTGTGTGTGCGTTCCACTTTTCACGGCTGTATTGGTCATCAGTGATTACAAATAACTCACGGTCGTCGTTGCAGACCAGGTAACAGGTCTTCTTGAGTTCGTGTTGTATGAAGTGCCCCTCTTCTACTGCTGCTGATACATCAGTAAAGGGCGTAGTCATTTGTTGGTTGGATTATCTATTTCAAACTTAATAAGACGTTCTAAGTACCACACAGCTTTACGGAGATCCTCTACCGGCTTGCCCTTATAGGACATCCTCCAAATGTATTTCAGTGCATTACCTTTGCAGTAGCCTTTGAAAGCGTGGGGTGTCATAGACTGTTCAATGGCGTCTATGCACTCTATATTTCCAGTGTTGTAATGCGGGGGTGCGTAGACTGGGTCTTCTGGTGGTTGGTCGTAGGGATCTACGTAGGGTTTGCTGGCGATCCTGTTGTTGGATCGATCCCAATCTTGGGGTGTTGCTTCATCAATACTCATCATACTCTCCTAGTAAGAGCGAAATAGTACTACCGCTAATATATTAGTTCAACAAATATAGTTGAAAGGTTGCGTAAATAAACATTGCGAGCACTGCTAGCTGTGTCGCAAACAATAACTTATTCACGATCTGTTGATGCGACGTAGATTCGAAGTTGTCCGCGTGCTGCTAGTTCGTGAATCCTGCGGTCAATGATTGCAGTTGAGTCTTTGAGTAGCTGTGAGCGATCGGTGATTTCTATTTGTTCTTCTAGATTGTTGATCCGGTCTTCGTGGTCGGAGTAGTACTCGATCTGCGACTCAAGCTCTTCGATCTTTGATTCGAGCTCTGCGGTACGATCTTCGTGGTTCGCGGTTCGGTCGTCTTCTGTCAGCATAGCTTCTAAGCGGGCGTCGATATGCTCGTCGAGATAACGCTTGAAGTAGTAAATAACATTACGGTCTGCTATTTCGTTGTCATTCATCAGCTTTTCTCCCTTCTGGGTTGGTTAGTTTGCAGGCTAAGTTCCAAGCCATGTAGGCACAGGTAAACGCAACTATATGTTCTTCGCTGCTAAACATATTGATATAGGATTCAAGTTCATTTAGATCCTTGGGGGTGTGGACGATGCCCACGGGTTGAAGTAGAACGGTTTTGTCACTCATGATTAGTACCTGCTTGTTGACCTTCTTTATAAGCAAGGCGTAGTAAGACGATCATTTCGTCACCTAATATTCTTTTGTCATTTGAATACATTAATTGGCGGCATTGGTGTATTACTTCGTCGATAGTCATGACTCATCCTTTAACAGTATTTTTTTAAGTTCAGGGATTGTTAATCCGGTTTCACATGACAAATCTAAGAGCGTCATGTTTATGTTCCGATCGTAAAACTCACGTATTTCTGCGGAAGTCATTTCGTTCATGATTAATACTCCGATGGCAGCATGTGGGTGTGAGCATTGAGCTCGTTGCGTACAGACCAGATTTTTATCTCTTGTTCGGGGAAGTCGGTGAACGGTATTTTCCACTCGCTTAGCGGGTCGTCGTTCCCGTTTGTCATGGTCAGCGTGGCACTGTCGTCGTCATGCACAACCATAGTTGTTTGTGCCCAGTCTGCCTGGTGTTGGTCCAGGTATGACTGTATAGAATCAAACAGCCAGAATGCGCCAGCTGTTTCTGCTACATATAATGCACCGTCTGTTAAGACGCTTTTGCTAATTGATGTCCAGCGTGTGAACTTTTCGCTGCCATAGAATTGGTCAAGTTGTAGTGCGCTCATTGATATGTCCTTGGTTTGGGGTAGTTAAGGTTTACCTGGTATTGGTCTTCACCTACCTGGTCGACAAATCCGCTGAGTAATGCCTGGTGCAGCAGTTCGTCTTCGTCTTTTTCAAAGTTAAAGTTAGGTGCTTGGTTCTGCCAAAGCTGAGCCTTGGTGAATATATATTCTTTATCGCTCATCTTTGTCTCTTTTGAGGAGGGTAATCAGTGGCTCTAGGTCGCTCATCATTCGATCAAAGACCCAGTCGTCGTACTGGTCATCGGGGTTGGGTTCAGGTTTAGGTGGAAACAGTTCGTCGTCGTCGTACTGTGGTCCGTCGGTAATGCTGCATGGCATACGGTTCATATAATATTCCTCGTCAATGTTTGGTTTACAGGAGTAACGATCTAAGATGAACTTTGCAGATTTCATGGTTAGTCCTCACATTTTTCACAGTAGTAAGCAGCTTGTTCAGCAGCTTCCTTGGCGGTTTTTACACATTCGTTGTAGTACGTGTCGCCGTCGTGGTGCTCAGCTGTGGCGATGTAGCCATACAGATTGACGTAGTGATGAACAGGTCCGTAGACCAGGTATTCAGCTCCATCGTCTGAGTCGGCTTCTACGATTGACCACATTTGTGATTTCTTGAATCCCGCATGCATCATTTGCGTAGGGTTGTCGTAGTAGTCACCGTCTGGCATCCGCAGTTCGTTGAACGGGAAGTCTTTTTCGTGGACAGTGCTCATGGTTACCTCCTGTATTTGACTGACATAGCAGTGATATAGATGTAGGCATTTGTGCAGCGTTTAGATAACCAGGTGAAGGTAATGTCTAGCCCATGAAATACCTGGGCAACGCCGATCAGTGAATAAAGTTTGATGTTCGTGGTTAGTTGTTCGCGGTTCATTACATCACCTCTGTTAGGGCATCAATGACTTCTTGTCCCAGTTCAATACTTCGGTTCTCAACGACCCTGGCACTTACGTCGCCTAGCTCTTCTGGGGTCCATACGATTACTGCGTAGCCCTCACTAGATAGTGAGGCAAGCGCGCTCATTTGTTCGTGGTTCATATTTCTGCTCCGTAGCCATATAGGTGTTCAGCTATTAGTTCACGTACTTGGTAGTTGTTCTCGTGGTGTGATTTTTCCTGGTCTTGGTGGTAGCCGTCTGCGAGATCGAGCTCAGTGTTTTTTGCTACCCAGTACTCGATGCATGGTTCGTGGTCTATTGGCAGCTCTAATTGGTTCATTATTTGTATTCCTCTATTTCTACGATGTCCCAATCAACGATATGGTCATTAACAACTCGTTGATCGCCCATATAAAGTAGGTCGCGCGCTTCTTCTTCTGAGTCAGCTTCTATTGAGTATTCGGTTGATGAGACTTCGCGCACGGTTATGCGATAGATGTTCATTGTTTTATCTCCTTCAGTTCATTGTCATTGATACTGTCGGCTAAATATGAGTAGTCAAAGTTTGAGTTTTCGAAGAACAGTTTGACGCTACCGTCATCGTTGAGTAACTCGTTACCGTCCTCGTCAATTTTGTAGAACTGCACGTTCCATACTGCGATTGAATATTTTTTGTTCATGATTCGCGCTCCGCTTTATCAAGCATGTGATCTAGCAGGTGTATAAGCCCCTGGATCTCGTCGCTCGGGTTTAGGAAGTC